TCAAATGTGACACCAGAACCTTCTTGCTTAGTAGGTGCTGCTCCGAAACCACTTAACATGACCTCTTCTTCAAAGGCTCTATCTGATGCCTCTGTGTCGAAGATTTCTGCATGTTGACCTTCATACCTATTATACTCCATACCAAAGAGGGCATTTAAGCCTGGCTCTAATTCTTTGGCGAGTTGTGCTCTTGAAATAGCCATATTACACCCTCCTTAGGATATAGCTGCGTCAACGTCAGCACCGTTTAACGCATGATTGTTAATTTTAACTATGTATGAAACACCAGCAGCGCTGTGATCAGCATTAGTTACATCTTCGTGGATCCCTAAAACCATTAGTGGAAGAGATGGATCTGTATTATTTTTCTCAGATATATCTAGCACAGCAGAAGAAATACCAGTTGTGGTATTACCGCTTGTTCCACTAGCTAATGGGAAGACACCAAAAATGTCCGCTTTAGCAGTTGCTCTGTCAGTGTTTGTTCCATCACTTGCGATAATAAATCTCTGTGCTGGATCGTCATACACAAACCCTTTGATATCAAAGTTAGTATTAGCTGACCCACTTCCAGGCCAGGTATTGCTAAACTTTAACTTGCCAGTAGTTGCATCCACATACTCACAGCCTGCGAATACACCTAGTAGCTGAACTCCATCACAAGTAGCCGTAGCGATCTGAATCGTGCCACCAGTTAATTCTGCTCTGACTGGTGAACCTTGAAAAATCGCGGAAGCATCACTTGCAATAAAGTATTGACTCGTACCTTGAGTCGCTGGACTAGAACCATGTTTTCCAACTGGTTTTAGACCAAAAGATACATTGGCATTTGCCATCTTTAGCTCCTTTAAGTTACTCGGTATTAGAAGCGTTCATTTTGCTTCCTTTACCGAAGGTTACACGACTTTGCCTATCTGGTTTATGGATAGGCATAGAGGGATGTTGCTCCCTCATCAAGTTTTCATCCACGGCTGTCATTTGATTGCGGGTCTGCTCCCGAAAATATTCAGTTCTCTCTTGTACCGTTTCTGTGGGTATTCGTGCCAACATTAAACCACCGACACCTATTATCCCTTTGTTTTTACCCTCTTCAATAACTGGATACTTTGCAGCTTCGGCTCCGTATTCGTCTGCCCTAACTGGTTCCCATCCTTCTCTCATTCTGGAAAAAACATTTGATTTATCATCTTCACCACGAATGGCGGTTCTAATCCATCTATGTTCAAATCCATCTGGAGCTGGAGGTGCATCCAACTTTGCTGGAGGTTGCCAAGGTTTTCTCCTTGTGTTATTAGCACGATTTGTGGCTTCTCGTGAAATTCTGTTCGTAGTCATAATTACTCCTTCACATGCTTTGCATATTCTTCTAATGGGACACCTAATCTTTTTGCTATCGCTATCTGTGATGGCGTTAGCTTAACTGTCCTTTTACCTCTTGTAGCTGATCTTGAAGCTGTTGCTCCAGCAGATGCAACTCTAGGAGTAGAAGACTGCGTTCTCGTATCCGAGAACTTATGTGGAAATTCTGTTCTCATCCTTCTATCAAGTTCAGTATAGTAGTCTTCACTGTTCGGGTCAAACCCTTCTTGCTCAATTAATGTTTTATGAACACCAAAAGCAGCGTAAGTCATAGTCTGATCTTGACCAAACCACTCGTTTTGCTCTGCCCATTTTTCGGCTCTAGGGTCTGGTTTTTGAGGTTGAGCTTGAGGTTGAGCTTGAGGAGTAGGAGCAGTTTTTTGTTTTTCTGCTTGTTGTTCTCTTTGTGCTTTCATTTTTTTAAGGTTGGCTTCCTCCATAGCTATTCTAGCTACGTTTTGTTGTGCCTCGTACAAAGCGTCTGCATCTCCAGACTCCAAGGCTTTTTTATATGCCTCTTTTGCTGCAGCTGCTTGAGCAGTTACTCTATTGTCAAACTCTCCGACATAGTTAGTGTCTAGCTTATCTAGTCTTGCTTTGAGTTCTTCGTTCTGTTTTTTGATAGATTCTGCATAAGTGATTGCAGATTGTTTCTGTCGTTCTTCTTCCCGAAAACGGTTCGTAAGTTTTGAAATACGCTTTTTAACGGTTTCAGAATACTCTGAAAGATCCTCGTCACCAGTGACTTCTTCACCTTGGGTTGTGCCTTCGGTATCTCCGACAACTTGGGTTGTTTCTTGGGGGGTCTTCCCCTCTTCTTCTGGGCCATCTACTACCTCCACTTCTTCAAATAGTTCTTCTTGTTTTTGTTGTTGCATACATTAAGCTCCGTATGATTTGATGTCATCGGGATTGACAATGGTTGCAATGACTTCATCGTCATTGATAATTCGCACTTCTCCACCCTCTATCTGGAATCTAGAACCAGCGTAACGACCAATACATATCCAGTCGCCCTCCTTACACCAAGCTCCATCTTCTCCAAATTTGTCTAAATCTTTATATGCTAGTGGACCTACTTTGACCAC